GCGTACGAGAGATGTGGCCTTTCAACAAATTCTGGTTATGATCTAAAAAAAGCAAGACGTGGTTTAAACGTTTTATTTTCCGAATGGGGAAACAGAGGGGTTCATCTCTGGAAAGTTGAAAAACAAGTACAAGCTTTAACTGCTGGTACAGCGACTTACACAACACCAACATCTACTAATGACGTGTTAGAGGCTTATGTGTCCACGGCTTCAGCACCAGGTACAAACGTTACTGATGTAACTTTATCTAAAATTGATAGATCTACATATGCAGCTTTACCTAATAAAGGTGCAACAGGTCAACCCTCACAATATTACGTGGATAGACAAACAACACCTACTATAACTTTATATTTAACACCTGATGCATCTACTTATACTCATCTTTGTTATTATACTTTAAATAGAATTGAAGATGCAGGGGCATACACTAATAATCCAGACATACCATTTAGATTTTTACCTTGTATGATTTCAGGGTTAGCTTTTTATTTATCTCAAAAGTATTCACCTGAGAGAACACAATCTTTAAAATTGTACTATGAGGATGAATTAAAAAGAGCTCTTGATGAAGATGGTCAAAGAACTTCTGTATTTATATCACCAGCTAATTATTATCCGACGAGGAACTAATGGGAAGATTTGCAAAAGGTAAAAATTCACAAGCTATATCAGATCGTTCGGGTCAAGCGTTTCCATATTCTGAAATGGTAAAAGAATGGAATGGATCTATTGTTCATATTTCTGAATTTGAAGCTAAACATCCACAGCTTACACCAAAAGTTTATGGAGCAGATCCACAAGCATTACTAGATGCAAGACCGCAGAAACCTGATTTAACAAAAAGTTTTACTTTGTATATAAATAACAATCCAGATAATTTACCACAATTTAACAGTTTCAGTATGTTGCCATCATCTAGTGATAATATTATTGGAACTTCGTTAACAAGTTTTTCTGCAGAAACTGCAATAGGAAACGTAACAGTGAGTATTACATAATGACTATTAGTTATTCAGATTTCCAAACTCAAGTAAGATCTTATACAGAAGTAGATAGTAATGTTTTAAGTGATACTCTCATTGATCAATTTATAAGAAATACAGAATTAGATGTTGCTGGAAAAGTAGATTATGATGACATTAGAAAATATGCTACATCTTCATTCACTGCTGGTAAAAGATTTATAGTAACACCGGCTGATTTTTTAATTATTCGTTCTTTACAAGTTTTTGCCGATACGACTTTAACCTCAGCAAGAACTTTTATGGAAAAACGAGACACAAGCTTTATCACAGAATTCAATGGTTCAGGAGCTACAGGACAGCCAAAATATTACGCAAATTGGGACGATAATACAATTGTGGTAGCTCCAACTCCTAATATAAATTACGCTACACAGCTTAATTATATCATTGACCCGCCTCATTTTACATCAACAAATACGACATATCTTTCTACCTATCAAGAATCCATGCTTCTTCATGGAGTGTTAGCAGAGGCTTTTTCTTTTCTAAAAGGTCCAATGGATATGTACAACCTGTATAAAAACATGTATAATGAGGAAATAAACTCTTTTGTTCTTCAACAAACAGGTCGAAGAAGAAGAGCTGAATATGATGATGGTGTTCCGAGAATAAAAATAGCGTCACCATCACCTTAATATAGGAGCAAAAATTATGGCAATAACAACTAATGCAATAGCTAATTCTTTTAAAAAAGAATTGTTAGAAGCTAAACACAACTTTACACAAACATCAGGAGATCAATTCAAAATTGCACTTTATACAAACTCTGCAACTTTAGGTAAATCTACGACTTCATTTACTACAGACCATCAAGTAAGCAATACTGGTCAGTATACAAGTGGTGGAGGAAAATTAGCAAAAGGATCACAACAAACTTCAGTAGCATCAAGTGTTGCTATTGTTGATTTTGCAGATAGATCTTTTACGGGAGTTACCCTTACTGCTAGAGGTGCATTAATTTATAATACATCGAATTCTAATACAGCAGTTGCAGTTTTAGATTTTGGAGGGGACAAAACAGCTACAGCTGGAACGTTTACTATTCAGTTTCCTGCATTTACTACAAGTGCTGCTATACTTAGAATAAGTTAGGAGATTAAATGGCGTTAGTAATTAACGATAGGGTAAAGGAAACTTCTACCACTACTGGAACGGGTGCTTTTAATCTTGATGGAGCATCTCAAGATTTTGAAAGCTTTGCTTCAGGAGTAGGTGCATCTAACACAACTTTTTATTCTATTGTCAACACTGGCACAGGAGAATTTGAGGTAGGCACAGGTACAGTTAATAAATCCGTGACTTTTACAGTTACTGTTGTAAATCCAGGTAGTGGAAACAAATATTATATAGATGGATCTTTACAGACTACAATCGCTTTAGCAGAAACTGTAACTTATGTGTTTAATTTAAATGATGCATCTAATGCATCACACCCAATGAAATTTTCTACTACTGCAGATGGAACGCATGGTGGTGGAAGTTCTTATAATACAGGTGTTGTTTATAAAATTGATGGATCGGCTGTTACAGAATCAGCGTACGTATCTGGTTTTGCTAGTGCAACGACAAGAGCTCTTGAAATTACAGTAGCTAGTTCTGCACCTACACTTTATACATATTGTAGTAGTCACCCTGGTATGGGTTTCGCTTTAACAACAGCTTCAGTTGGTAACGTTTCGAGAGACTCTGTTCTTTCATCGTCGAATAGTGATAATCTAGTTAATTTTGCTGCTGGAACTAAAGATATTTTTTGTACCATACCAGCGAAGAAAACGCCTTCTCCAGGGATGGATGCACAAGATTTTGTAATGAATCAAGCGTCAACTCTTTCTCAAGATCAAACATTTGATTCAGGAGTTTTAGCTGGACCTGTAACAATAACAGGAACTCAAACAGTAACGGGGACTTTAGTAATAGTATAATGTCAAAGATAGAAGTAGATGCAATAGATAAACAAAGTGGTTCAACCTTAACTTTAGGTGGATCTGGCACTGCTGTAACTTTAGCGTGTGGTGCTACTCAATCAGGATTTGGTAGAACAGGAACTGTAGATTGGCAAACAGGTAGTATCAAAACTACTGATTTTACAGCGGCAAATGGACAAGGATTTTTTGTAAATACGAGTGGTGGCTCTAATATTACTGTCACATTACCTTCATCACCAAGTGCAGGAAATATTGTGGCCATAGCAGATTATGCAGGAACAGCTGCAACAAATAAAATTATTATTGCTAGAAATGGTTCTAACATTCAAGGTGTAGCATCAAATGCTGAAATTACAACTAATAGAGAAGCAAGGACTTTAGTTTATGTAGATGGCACTCAAGGATGGGTAGCGGTTAATAATAATGAAGATTCAATTATTCCACCAGCATTTGTCACCGCAACAGGTGGAACAGTAACTACAGTTTGCACTAATTTTAAAGTCCATACTTTCACAGGCCCAGGAACTTTTTGCGTCTCGTGTGCAGGAAATTCTCTCGGATCAAATACAGTAGATTATTTGGTAATTGCTGGTGGTGCTAGCGGTGGATCTGGTGGTGGAGGTGGATATGGTCGTGGTGGTGGCGGATCAGGGGGCTATAGATTTTCAAATGGAACAGCATCAGGTTGTTATTCTGCTGGACCAAGTCCTTTAGGTGCATCAGCTTTACCAGTTACAGCAACAGGTTTTCCAATAACTGTTGGTGGTGGAGGAGCAGGTGGACCTGATGGTTGCAGTCATACTGCAGGTAATCCAGGAGCAGTTTCAACTTTTTCAACAATAACATCTGCTGGTGGTGGAGGTGGTGGAGGACAAACAGCACCAACTCCTGCATTAGCAGGAGGATCTGGTGGTGGTGGCGCTGCTTATTGTGAAGCTGGTGCAGCAGGTAATACTCCATCCGTAAGTCCCCCACAAGGAAATCCTGGTGGATTGACTGGACCATCTGGTGCTCCAAATAGTAAAGGAGCTGGCGGAGGTGGTGGTGCAGGTGCTGCTGGTGGAGTTTCTGGTCCAGGAACCTCTCCGACTGGAGGATCAAACGCAGGTGGTGGCGGTGGTAATGGATTAGCTTCAACAATAAATGGTACACCAACAACAAGAGCCGGAGGTGGTGGAGGTGGAGGAAATGCTACACCTGGAGCAGGAGCTGCTGGAGGAACTGGTGGTGGAGGAACTGGTGGTGGTTACAATGCTGGTGGAGCTGAAGTTGCAGCTAGTGCAACTGTTAATACTGGAAGTGGTGGTGGAGGCGGTGGTTATAAAGGGAGTAATTCAAACAGCTCTAGTGGTTCAGGTGGCTCTGGTCTAGTAATAATAAGGTATAAATTTCAATAATTATGACAAGTACAATTAAAGTAAATACAATACAAAACGCATGTGGAGCAGACATCATAAAAGAGTCTAGCAACACGATAACTATTGGTGCAAGTGGTGATACAGTTGCATTAGCATCTGGTGCATCACAATCAGGTTTTGGAAGAACAGGGACTGTTGATTGGCAGACAACTGTTAAAACATCTGGTTTTACAGCATCGAATGGAGAAGGATATTTTGTAGATACATCTAGTGGTGCAGTATCAGTTAACTTACCTGCAGGAACTGCAGGAGCGATTGTAGCTTTTAAAGATTATTTAAATTCATTTGATACACACTCCTTAACATTAGTTCAAAATGGTTCTGATAAAATTGGTGGTTCAACTAATAATGCAGTTATAAGTGAAGAAGGAATTGCAATTACATTAGTTTTTATAGATTCAACAAGAGGTTGGTTGATAACAAATTCGGGCTTACAATCAGAAGCATCTCTACCTTCATTTATTGCAGCAACTGGTGGAACTGTCTCTACAGTTTGTACAAATTTTAAAGTTCATACATTTACAGGTCCAGGCACATTTTGTGTATCAAATGCAGGTAATGCAGCTGGATCAAATTCAGTAGAATATATAGTAGTAGCAGGTGGAGGAGCTGGTGGTGTAAATAGAAGAGGTGGTGGTGGAGCAGGAGGATTTAGATTTGCTTCACCTACTTTAGCACCGGCTACATATCCCGCTAAACCATTAGCAGGACCTGCAAATATTCCTGTTACAGCAACTTCATTCCCCATAACTGTAGGCGGAGGCGCAACAGGGAGTTGTTCACCTACACCAAACGATGGATCAGTTTCAACTTTTTCAACAATAACATCAGCAGGTGGTGGCGGTGCGTATACTAAAACACCAAGTTCTGCTGGAAATGGTGGACCTGGTGGATCAGGTGGTGGTGGATATGAACCTTCTGGTTCAGGAGGTAGTGGAAATACACCCCCTGTAAGTCCTGCTCAAGGAACTGATGGTGGTACTGGTGGATCAGGTGGTAGTAACAGCGGTGGTGGAGGTGGTGGAGCTTTGGTAGCTGGAACAAATCAAGATTCAAGTAATCCTGCAGCACCAGGTGGAAATGGTGCAGGTGTACCAAGTGCTTTTGGAACTTCAGGACAAAATTGTGGTTCCTTTTATTATTTTTCTGGTGGAGGAGGTGGTGGAACTTCTTGTGCTGGTTCTGCCTCAACAGGAGGATTAGGTGGTGGTGGAGCAGGAAATGCTTCAGGAGGAACTGGAACAGCGGGAACTACAAACACTGGTGGTGGAGGTGGTGGTGCTGGTCAAGGTGGTGGTGGTTCAAATGGTGGATCAGGTATAGTAATAATAAGGTATAAATTTCAATAGGTAAATTATGAGTGAAATAAAAGTAAATAAAATTAGTCCAAGAACAGC